AGAAATAAACCTAACACAATGAAAATAGCCATTTTTACAAACATCAACTCTCCTGCTACCGACTTTTACAGAACTGTTGGCTGCTATGCCTACATGGGGCATGATATAAGATACCTTGCCATTGAATCGGCAAAGTGGTATGATTTAATGGATGTTGATGTTGTAGTGGCTAAGTCTCCTAATGGCATGGCATACTTTGAGATGCTAAGAGAGTGTAAGAGAATGGGTAAGAAGATTATTATTGACCATGACGATAATCTACACGAAACAACAAGGACTAATCCGGCACACCTTGGACTAAGCCATGAGGCAATGAGAAAAACGGTGGAGGATTGCTTTGGCTTTGCTGACCATATTATTTATTCTACCGATGCCTTGCAAAAGTATTATATGCCTTATCACGAAGGCATTGCAAGCACTGTTATAAATAATGGATGGAATCCAATCATACAGCCATTCATGCCAGTACCTAAAATAGAAGATAAAATAAGATTTATTTGGCGCGGCTCTATGCATCACCTGGATGACATTGGCAGCATAGCAAGTTATATTAATGAGTTAGCGGAAGATGAGGGCTGCGATGTTGCCATGCTGGGCATACAAGATTTTATTATGGCTCACTTGTTTCCAAAGGTAAAAACCAAGGAATGGAATAGTTCACTCTTTGGCTACTTTGAAACATTAAATAATAGCCAATGTCACTATGGATTATTTCCGTTACTCAAAAACGATTTCAACTTTGCAAAGAGTAATATATTTGCCATTGAGATGTTAGTCGCTGGCGGAGTAACGATTGCACCAAAGGGCATACCAGAGTACAATATACCAGGTGTAATAAAGTACGATAACTTTGGCGATGTTATGGAGGCAGTAAAAAACAAGGACTTTGACAGAGAGGCGATAGTAAAGGAGGGAAGGGAGTATTTAAATGATGTGCTTAGAGTTGATAAGACAAACAAAAAGAGAGAACTAATTTTTAATAATTTAAACTAATAAACTATGGCGGCTTTTTCAAATTATTTGGAAGACCAAATAACAGGATGGATTGCAGGAACATCAATGACTGCTCCAACGGCAACTTTTGTGCAGTTGTATAATGGTAATCCGACAGACACAGGATTAGGAGGTACTCCTATTGTAATTGCAACTGCGGCAAGAACATCTATTGCGAGTGGCGCAGGGTCATGGACAAGAGGAACTGGAGATGCTGGTACAATCACAAATGCGAGTGCTTTTACTATTACATCAAGTGCAACGGCTACGGCATCTGCTACTCACGTTACTGTTTGGGACGCATCTGCATCTGGTAATTTACTTTTCTTTGGTCAATTAACAACTGCAAAAACTATTGCATCTGGTGATGAAGTTAAGTTTAACGTATCTGCATTAACTTTAACAGTTGCCTAAATATTAGGAGAATACTTAGGTGTTCTCCTAATTAATATTTTACCATGGGATATTTATCAGCTAAACAAATAAATCACCTTAAAGATCTTCAAAAGTCTAACTACTCAGGTAGAAGGAGTTTTCAAGGTATGTCATTAAGAGTGGTAGGTTTAGCAGATGCAGTTATTGAATTTGCTGAACTAATGGAACAATGTACGGTAAAAGAGAGAAGTAGAGTAATTGATGCAGCTACTCCAATCGCATTAGATGTATATAAGTCATTAGTACCTGTAAGTAGTAAGCCTCACCGTATTAGTACCAATCCTTTTAAAAATAAAAAAATGCAAGGATGGGAAGAAGGTGATCGAGCGTCAATGACTGTACAACCAGGTAATTTAAGAAAGTCTATTATTGATTTATCTAAAAATCTTAAATCATATAGATATGCAGTCGGAGCTGTAGGCCCATTGTATAAAAGAGGTACAATGAATAAAGGTATCAATAGCAGCGAAGGAACTAATGGCTTTTATGCTCACATGGTATTTGGAAGTACAAGGGCATGGTATAACAAAATAGTAGTAAAAGCAAGGAATTTAAGCAGGGAGAGAGTAATTAAAACGATGCGTAATGAATGTATTTTTATTATGCAAGAGAGACCTAAAAAATTCTGGCAAGTATTATGATAGGAAAACTAATATACGGAAGGTTAAGTGCAGAGCCAACAGTAGTAGCTATTGTAGGGCAAAAGATTTATCCGGACTTAACTCCTCAAGATGTTCAATATCCTTTCTGTGTTTACACTATCATTAACTCTACTGCCATTGATTTTAAAGATGGTCAAAGTAATTTGGAAGAAGTACAAATACAAATAGACTGTTATACTCAAAGTTATGACAGTACACAAGAGCTTGCAAACAACATAAGAAATAGCTTAGATAGATTTGTAGGCACAGTAAACGGTATAAGTGTTCAAACGATTAAATATATGTCCAGCGAATCAAATGTTTACAATCCTACATTAAATGTTTATTGGACATCAGTTGATTTTATGGCAAGAATGAAACGATAATTATGAAACTAAGATTAATAAAAACTTGGAACGGAAAGCCAGTCGGAGCAACAGGAGTTTTCCTTTCCGACTTTGGAGCGCAGCTTGTTGCCGATGGTATTGCGGAGCATCTTGATGATGACTTTGTAGTTGAGCAGATGCCAGAGAAACAAGTGCAAGAGGCACCTCAACCTATTTATATTCCTGTGCCAATGCCTATGGAATATTTTGAGCATGAGAATGAATTGGAAAAAATAGATGTTAATATAGATTTGTCAAAAGCTAAAAAATAATAAAATGGCAACAACTGGAATAATTAACGGTACGTTGATGAGGTTATACAAAGATAGCACTGCTATTGGTTATGCTACATCCTGCCAAATGAACATCTCCGCAGCTATGCGTGAAATCTTAACAAAGGATTCAGCAGCTGGAGGATGGAGAGAAGTAAAGAAGGGTCAGTTATCTGGCACACTTTCCACAGAGGCACTTTATGCCGGTCCTGGTGACTCATCTACAAACTACTTGTTTGATGATCTTTTTACCGATTTAATTAGTGGTACTGCGCTTACTATTAAGTTTACTACTGACGTACAAGGTGACAATGTATTTACAATGTCTGCTATCTGTACATCATTAGACCTTAATGCAGCCGTAGAAGAGAATACAAGCTACTCTGCATCATTTGAGGTGACAGGTGCAATCGTTAAGACAACAAAAGCATAATTTTAAATCCTAACACATGAAAACAATAACAATAGCCAACACATCCATACCGATTAAATTTGGTATGTATGTGTTAGGTACATTTCTAAGGGAGAGGAAACTTAAATTAAGTGACCTTTCCCTTTTAGGAGAAGACCTTTTACTTGCCCTTGAACTTGCCTTTACAGGAGTTGAACATGGTTACAAAGCCAAAGGGGAGAAATGCCCTTTTACTTTACAATCTTTTTGCGACTTGGTAGATACAGACATGGGAGGAATATCTCGCATAATGGAAATGATTTCAAATGAGATTTCACCACCAGAAGATGAGAGCCAAAAAAACGTAGTGGCGAAGGAGGAGAACTTACCCTTGAATACATCGAACGCTTTTGTTTCGGAGTTTTAAGGTTTCTTCCTTCGCAATATTACGAAATGAGTTTTAAAGAGGTTATTATAGCTATGCAAGGTTATAATAACCAATTTGAAATAGAGCAGCAATTTGAGTGGGAAAGAGCCAGGTGGCAGACAACACTTTTATTAAATGTTCATACGGCAAAAGGCAAATCAATTAAGCCTAAAGATTTGATTGAGTTTCCTTGGGAGAATGATAATCCAAAACCAACCAAAAGAAGTTTATCAGAAGTTGACAAGTTAATTTTTGATAAATGGGATAAAGAGTAGATAATGGCATTAGGTAAACTGAATTTAAAACTTGGCATTGATGTAAGTAATCTTGACAAAGAACTTGGCAAGGTTGAGCGTAGTATGTCAAGATTTGGCAGTAAGATGCAAAATGTAGGTAATACATTATCACAGTCACTTACTTTGCCTATTATTGCACTTGGAGGAGCAGCTTTAAAGTCTTTTGCAGATATGGAAAGACTTGAAGGAGGTTTAACTGCCATTATGGGTAGTAGTAAAGATGCCGCAGCCGAAATGGATAAGCTTCGTAAAGTTGCCGAAAATCCTGGGCTTGCTTTACCTCAAGTCGTTAAGGCTTCGGCTTCGCTGCAATCTGTGGGAATGGATGCAGATAAGGCAAGAAATGTTATAACTCAATTTGGAAATGCTGTAGCAAGAGCCCAAGGTGGTCCAGAAGAATTTGCAGGCGTAATATATGGTTTAACTCAAATAAGTAGTAGTACAAGTATTCTTGCAGAAGATTTAAACATAGTAAAAGAAAGGCTACCAGAATTAAATGATATTTTATTAAAAACTTTTGGCACAAATACTGCAGAAGGTTTAAGAAATTTAAATATTAGTAATACTGAATTTATTGATGTTATTACAAATCAATTAAGTGTATTAGATAGGGCAAATGGTGGTTTAAATAATTCTTTTGATAATTTAAAGGACAATATAAACGCATCTTTAGCAGAACTTGGAAAAACAATAAACGAAACATTAAAATTAGAAGTTGTATTTAATAATGTTTCAAAAAAAATACAAGAGTTAGTAGATAGGTTTAAAGCACTTACTCCCGAACAACAGGCAAATATTGTAAAATTTGCTTTAGTAGCTGCTGCGATAGGGCCCGTTATTTTAATACTAGGTCAATTTGCTACATCAATAACATCTATTATTACTTTAACTAGAACATTAATACCACTTTTTACCGTTATGACTGGTGGTACTTATTTACTAGTTGCGGCTATTGGTTCTTTAGTTGCTTATTATGCAACTACTGACGAAGGGCAAAAAAGCTTATCGAAAACAGGAAAATTATTATCAGATTCTTTTGATAGAATTAAAGCGGCTTTTCAAACTACTTTAAATTTATTATCCAAACTTCAACCGTTATTTGATTTACTTTTATTTGTATTTGGGAAAATAGCGGTGTTTACTTTTGAAGTTGTTTTGTCTCAAATAAATGCTGTTTTATCAAGTATTAATTTTGTTTATGATGGGGCAGTTAAACTTTTAGAGACTCTAAGGTTAATTAACAAACAGAAAGTTGAACCAAAAGTAAGTGTAGATAGACCAAGTGGAGCAGGAGGAAGTTGGGGTCAAGAAGTTACTACTAATAAAAATAAATCAGTTACTTCAATATTGCCAAAAATGCCTTCAGTTAATCAAGGATTACCAAAAGGCAATACCACATTAGATGCAATAAAAGAAATGCAGACTAATAAAAGTATGATGCAATTTGAAATGGTTAATGTCAACACGCTTCCTACTTTAGATTTAATTCCTAAAAAATTAGAAAGTATTACGGCTGCAAATGAAAGATTAAAAGAAACTAATTTAGCATTGGCCAATTCATTTGATGCCATTACACATAGAGTAACATCTGTTGAGGTGGCACTTACTCCAATGCAAAATATATTAGTTGCGGCAACCGATGCATTTTCAAATATGGCGATGCAAGGCGAAACAGATATGAAGAAGTTAGGTAGTGCAGCTATACAAGCGGCTAAAATGGTTATTAGTGCCTACATTAAAGAAGGTGTAGCAGGTATTATAAAAGGTATATTAGGAGGCCCGTTGGGTAAAACTTTAGGCCCTGGTGCTTTAGCCGTTGCAGGTGCAGCAGGTGCAGGTGCAGCCGTATTGTTTAACACTTTATTAAATAAGGTATCTCCTCCTAAACTTGCACAAGGTGGTCTTGCTTATGCTCCAACTATGGCAATGGTGGGAGATAACAAAAACGCAAGGGTTGATCCGGAAGTAATTGCTCCTTTGTCAAAGTTAAAAGGGATGTTAGATGGTGGCGGTTCTCCATATATTTTATCGACTCGTGTAAGTGGTTCTGATTTAATAGTAATAATGGAGAAAGCAAGAAATGTAAACACAAGGATAAGATAATGGCATCAAGGTACACATCTACTTTTTATTCAGAAAAAAGCCGCAAATATACTTTGTCAATAAATGACACAGTATTTTCCGGTGCTACAACAGAAGTAGAAATGCTTGATGCTGTAATTACATGGCAGTCTGAGGTTGAAAATGGTTTAGAAAGATATGCTCCTATAATTGCCAGTAATTTTAAGTTTACTATTATTATAAATACAGAAACAATACAAGATTTATTAGATGA